ATGCTGACAAGCTGGTCGTCGCGAATAAGGCTTCCGGTCACGCCGGACTCGACCGTGGCGTTGTCGCTCGCGCTGTTGACCCACGTCTGGTGATTGCCGCCGTCGCCAAATTGATCGACCGTGCCCTTGTTGTAACCAAAGAATGCCACGTTGGTCAGCGTAACCAGAGGTCCATACGAGTAGTGACCGACCGGGGCTTCTGTCCCCATGCCTTGGTCGTTTGCGAGCCCGACCAGCGTGCAGTTCGTGACGTTGCATAGACCCTTGACGTTGAGTCCCCTGCCGCCGCCGTAGACGAGGCAGCCGGTGATCGTCTCTACGCAGCCGACCGCACCCTCGCTGAGCCCCACGTAGTTGTTAGGCCGGGCCAGGATGCAGTCCTGAAGCACGTTGCCCGACGTGCCGCTGATCTCGGTCCCGATGGTGTCGGTAACAATTTCGCCGTGCCCGCCGGTCTTGGCGATTTGCAGCCCGCGCATGATGACGTTGTGCGTGCTGCCGATGGCGATGGCGTACTGGAAGTCCCCGCCGTGCTCGATGGCGACGCCCCGGCTCGCGTCATAGCGCAGCGGCGCAGTCGGGTGCGTGAGCAGGTAGTCCTTGAAGCCCTGCCCGGTCGCCGGCTGCATGATGATCCGGTGCGTGGCGTCGGTGGTTGTCGCCGGGATCGAGCAGGCCGCGAAGACGCTGCCGGTGTAGAGGTTGAACGTCCACTCCTGGTCGGCCGTCACGGTGCTGGCGGGCAGCGTCGCGAGCGCGGCATTGAGCGTCGTGTAGGTCTGCCCGACGCCGACCGAGACCGCGACAGGCGTCACCATCGGCTAGGCCGGCGGAACGACCGCCGTCTCCATCGCGGCGATGTCCTCCGGAGAGCGCACCACGACCTGCACGTCGCCGCGCGTGCTCATGCCGCCAAGCGCCGGGTCTTTCGCGATGTCGAGCATCAGCGCACGGCAGGCGATCATCGCTGGCGGCACGTTCGGTTCGCGCGGCTTGAAAAGCACGTCCTGGAACTTCTGATAGTCGGCGACGCTGACGCCGGGCACCTGCACGACGACCCAGTCCGGGTTGGTGAGTTCAGCCGGAGACCACGCCCAGCCATCCGAGCAGACGGAGATCACGAAGCCGCGCTTCATGTGCAGCAGGTCGATGGCGGGATCGGGATCGCTCGCCTTGTCGGTCAGCATCACCAGCAGTTCGCACATCACGCCCTCACAGGATCAGCGCGCCGCCGCCGCTCGCGATGCTGGCCGGCTCCTGACGCTGGATCGCGCCGAGGTCCATGTAGGAGCGGAAGGCCGTCTGACCGGCCTTGCTGCTCGTCCAGGCGCGACGCGGCAATGCCATCGCGCGCAGCGTCGGGTTGATGCTGTAGTCGCTGTTTGCCTGATTGATGTAGGGATCTCCGGTCAGGATGATGTCGGCGTTCAGCCCGTCCGCGATGGTCATCAAGTCGGCGTTGGTCGTGTTGCCGTAGTAGGCGCAGCCGAAAATCTTGCGGGCCTTGTCGTTGAGCGCCAGCGTGCCGCTGCCGTTCAGGTAGATGCCGTAGGTGCTCGCGGTCACATGGTTGGTGATCAGGCAATTGACGACGTTCATCTGACCGATAGCGCCGGCTGGAATGTTGACGCCGTGCCGAAGGTTGCCGTCAACAGTGCAGCCGACAGCCTTCCCCGCCATATCCGGATTGCCGCCCGCGTAGAGGATACCGTCGAGCTTGTTCCTGGCGAAGACGCTGAACCAGACGCCGGCCGAGTGCGACAGTGAGACGCCGTGCGCCTTGCAGTCGTGGACGTAGCAGTTGACGACCTGCTGACCGTATCCAGGGCAGACGATCCCGGCGTATGTGCCGGCCGTGGTCACCGTACTGGAGAACACCTCGCAGCCCCAGGCCGTCGCGTTGCCGCCGACGCTGATGCCGGGAACATCGAAATCCCTTTGGTCGCATACGCAGTCGCGCGCGTAGGCACTGGGCTGGAGCATCCCGATGCTCGAACCGGCGCCGGCCGACATGTAGAGGTTCTCGTAGCCGGCGTATGCCGTCTGATAGGTGAAGGAGCCGGCACTACAACGAATGTGCGGCATCGCGCCGGCCTCGCCGATGAAGCGGCACAAGCCGCCGGCCGTGAAGCTGCCGCTCTCCGCGCCGTTGGACGTGAAGTCGATCAACGCGACCGTGTAGTCCGGCGTCGATGCGGGGTTGCCCGCGCCCCGGATGTAGATCGTGTTGCCGTTCTTGAGCGACTGCGCGGTGATGTTGGTGCGCGGATCGGCCCAAGCGCCGCCGACCTTACCGCTGCCCGCCGAGATGGTGCCGGGCGAGCGGTCAACTGTGATCGAGTTCAGGCTTGCCACGGCGGTGATGAAGTAGGCGCCGGCCGTCGCGCCGCCGCCCGCCAGCCACATCGCATTGCCGATCATCGCGGCGGTGAAGCCGCCGACCGCGCTCGTGACGGTCGGCGTGTTCGAGCACGCGATGTCGGTCAGCGAGAGTTGAGCCGCGTCCTGCTGGCTGTAGTCGGTGCCGGCGCCGCTGATACTCGCGTCGAAGCCGCCGCCGTTGGCGTTGCTGCCGCCGACCCGGACGCGCCAGTTGACGTTAGCGCTGATCGTCATGGCACGCGCAGCGCGACCGACACGTCGGCCGGCGTGCAAGTCTCGGTGTGGAGGTCCACGAGGCTCAGGTTGAATGCGTGCGTCACGGGGCCTCCCAGCATGAGCCCGAGGATTTCGGTCACTTCGGCTTCGGTGAGCAGCGTTTGGGCGACGAGGTTGTGGAGCGTCTGGCTGATCTGGTCGTAGCGCGTGCCGTAGTGAACGACGGCCGGGTCTTGGAGAAGGATCATCAGGTTGCGGCAGTAGATGGTCCGCTGGACCTTGGTGTCGAGCGTCGGCGCCGGGTTGGTGTAGGTGAAGGTGAGCGGCGCCGAGAGCCGGCCGCCGCTGTTGATGTAGACCGAGCACGTCCGCGCCGCCGGCACGAGGGTCGAGCGAACCAGCGACGTAAGTTCGGTCGGTGACACGAAGGTCGTGGGCTGCGCGACGCCGTCCCACACTGCCACGGACGAACCGGCGCCCGTGCCAACGAAATCCCGGCCGTGATAGTGCATCGTGAAGTCCGGGTCGGCGGCCCTGGCGGTGTTCGGGATGATGCTGTCGAGAATCGGCGTCACTGTCGGCGCTAGAGGGGATGGCATCGTGCGCGTGCTGGTGCCCGGCGGATACACCTCGTCCCTGGTCGCGATCTCGGCCACCGGCAGGCCGTAGTATTCCGGCACCTGCGATGCGACGAGGTCGATCCTGCCCCAGCTTCCGCGCAGCAGCGGTTGGCGTAGCTCGTCGGCGGTGATGTCGATGGGGCGTCGCCCGGTCTCGACGGTGGCGAAGAACTCCGACAGCACCCTATCCGTGAAGTCGCCGTAGACCGCGACCGGGCCAAGGACGTGCCCGGCGTTCCAGGTGTTCATGGCCTGCTGGATCAGCGCGCGATAGAACGGCCGGATGGGCGAGAGGTCGGGACCGGGGCACAGCACGTTCGGGTCGATGAGCAACTCGGCCCGCAGCGCTGCCTTCTTCTCTGCGGGCGTCATTGCAGACCGACTAGGTCAACTGGTGCTTGAACGTGAACGCGATGGAGTCGTTGACCGCCAGCGTGATGCCGGCGAAGTCGCCCTTGACGTAGAGGTTGCCAGCGCTCGCCGCGTCGAACAGGCCGGCGTTCTGGATGGTGCCGCCGGTCGCCGAGCACGTTAACGTTGCCGTGACCTGATAGGTGTCGTTCGTCGGGCCGGTCGTCACGCGCGACGATGTGCCGGCGGGGCGCGAGATGGTGCCGGTGAAGTCCTGGCCGACTTCGGTGGTCAGCGTCGTGTCGCCAACGACTGCGGTGCCGGCGCCCGTGCCCCAGCCGACGAACTTGGGCTCCGTACCGACGCCCATGATGCGGTTCGTGACGATGGCGCGGCCCGAGTTGGTGAGCACGCTTGCGAACAGCGACTTGAGCCCGCGCTTGATCAGGTCGAGCAGCGACTCGTCGTCAGCGAGCGGCAGAGGGAGAGCAATTCCGTCCATGGTCGTCACCTCCTACTTCTTCGCCGCGTGCGTGGGCGGCGGCGTGGGTTCCTTCGCTTCCTTCGTCGGCGCGAAGCGCGAGGCGGCGACATCGGTCGCCGAGGCGTCGGCGAGCGGCGGCAGCGTGAACACCGCGCCGATCTTGAAGCGATCCAGCGCAGCCTTGCCGGCCTTGCCGACGAACACGAGCTTGAGCGTGCCGGCGTGCTGGTTCTCGGCTTCAAGCTCGACGGTGGTCACGTCCTGGAGGTAGGTCGCGTCCTCGCCGTCCACCTTCGTCTTGCCCTCGACCTTCTGCTCGCTGCAAGTCACTACCCTGTAGAGGTCCATTTGAATCTCCTTCCGAGCGCGTGCATGACGTTGAACCACACCCGGCGCCACATACGCGGGTGATAATACGAGACGACGCCGAGGTCTTCGGGTGGCGGCGTCGGCGCGCCGCAGTCGATGCAGACCGGAGCGCCGTTCGTGGCTGCACCGCACTGACGGCAGGCGCGATGCACGACGATGCTGATCGCGCTCGTGTTCTTCGTGACCGCCACCTCGCGCTGTTCGGTCATGGCGCGCTCTTGGCTGGTGGCGCCTTGCCGTTGGCCTTCGGCGGTGGGGCTCCTGGCGGCGGCGGCGGCGGCTTCGGCATGGCAGCGGCAGCCAGCGGGCCGACGATAGGTACCGGGCCGTCTGCGCCCGGCGCGCCAGCGTCGAGCGACGGGCCTTCCTCCGGGGCGGGCGGCCAGCCGGCGGCGTCGCGCAGTTGGTTTTCGAGTTCGCGGTCGGGGAAGAGCGGCATGCCGGCGCCCGCGAGCGCGGTGATGTAGGCGCCGAGTTCGGCGATGTTCGGATGCTCCAGGTCGCTGGGCACCATCTTCGGCATCGACTCTTGCGGCAGCGCGTTGATCTTCCACAGGCGCGGGATGGCATGCCGATTGACCACGTCGGCGATGTCCTGGACGAAGGCACCCATCGCGACGGCGAACAGCGCGGTCTTGTCGCTCGACAGCGCGAACGAGCCGACCGCCTTCTGGCCGAGGAAGAGGAAATCGGCGAGCACGCTGGTGGCGATGCGTCGGTCGTAGCGGTCGATGACGTTGGTGGTGTCGAACTGACGCGAGCCGCCCGTGCTCATGAGTTGGAAGTCGAAGAGCTTGTTGCCCTTGTCGTCGCAGTCGGACGGCAGCAGGATTCCTTCCTGCTGGTCGCGCCGCACTTGAGAAACGAGCTTCTGCCACGAGGCGAGGATCTGCTTCTCGACCGGGCTGGCGTTGGGATTGAAGTAGAGCGCGGGGATGTAGGCGACCGGCAGGCCGGCGAGATCGCGCTCGATGCCGATGCCCTCGAACTCCTCGATACGCTTTTTGAAATACCAGGGGCGATAGGCATTCCTCAAAATCGACCGGCCTTCGGGGTTGCCGTTGTCCTGGGTGCGGAAGAACAGCATCTTCTCGGCCGGGATCAGGACCGCGCCGCCGCGCGTGGGCTGCTGCCACAGGCCGAGGATGTTGTTCTGGTCGTCGGTCTCCCAGCGCAGGAACGAGCGCTGCGAGCGCAGTTGGATGTTGCGCCAGCCGATCATGCCGTCGTCGAACTTCGAGAAGGATTGCGGATCGAGGCTGGCGTCGCCGCCGCGCCGCTTGTAGATGAGTTCGAGACCGCTCCAGCCATACTCGAACATCGAGCATGCCTGATCGACGACGGTCGACCACGGCACATCCATGTCGGCCATGCACTGCTCGACAAAGATCCTGGCGTCGTCGGCCTCGACGGATTCGTCGGCGGCCTGGATCGTCCACTTGCACTGCCGGATCATCTGCTTGATGGCGAACAGGACCGCGCCGCATGTCGGGTCGTTGTCGGCCATCTCGCGATAGGTCTTGATGCCGCGCTCGCCGGAAAGTTCGCGCAGGAACTCCTCGACGACGATGCCGCCCCACATGCGGATGCCGGAATCGCCAATCGCGGTCGCGGCCTGAACGGCCTGAACGGGAGCTAGGGTGCGCTTTCTGGTCGTCGCCATCATGCCTCCGAGTGTTCGGTCATCGCTCCCAGCCATGGCGAGATGCGCGGCATATCGGTCAAGCTGACGCCATGGAGCAGGGCGGGCGAGATCAAGCGCAGCTTCTCGACGGCGAGCGCGAGCGCGACCACGCAGTCGTCGTGATATCCCTCCGGCGCCGAGTAACTGACGCCCTTGCGTGAGTAGACGTACTCGAACTGATCAAGCTCAGCGCGGATCGCGCCATCGGGGAAGCCGACCTTGTGCGATTGGATGGCGACCGCGAGGCCCTCCATCAAGCGTTGCTTCGATGATTGGGTGAACGTGAAGCCGTCGATGTTGCGCCGCTCTTTGCGGAGGCCCTCCCAGATCGGATCGCCGACGCCGGTCGAGTCCACGAGGGCGGGAATGCGGTCGACGATGGCGATGATGCGCGCTTGCGTGCGATCCCACGGCTCGTGCTGCCAGCGCTCCATGCCGGTGGCGTTACCCTTCATGTCGAGGCCGATGACCACGGTCCAGTCGACCGACTTCGCCAGGTCGATGCCGGCGACGCGCATCACCTCGCCCGAGTATTCTGGCTTCACGCACGCGCGGATGTGGGAGAGACCGAACGGGTTGCCGCCGTCGTCGCTGGCTTCGGCGAGGTAGAGTTCCTTGAAGACGTTCTCGGGAAGCTGACGCTTGGCGTCCTCGATCTCTTCGGCTTCGAGCACGCCGCCCTCGACCGCGTCGTAGGCGGTGAGCTTGGCGTAGGCCATGTTGGGCTCGCCGGCTTCGGCCTTGCGGCACATCGAGTAGAACCAGTTCTTCCTACCCTTGACGTTGCCGATGATGCGCACGACGCCGCGCGTGGCGGTGAGCGTGCTGCGGATGGCGAACCATGCTTCGTCTTTGACGCGGCTGGCTTCGTCGATGACCACGGCCTTCACGTCGTCGCCGTAGAGCGAGTCGGCGTTGTCGGCGCTCTTGAACCAGATCATCGCGCCGTTCGGCAGGGTGATGCAGAGGTCGCGTTCGTTGACGGTGTAGAGCGCGACCGGCAGGCCGCGCTTCAGCCTGCGATAGGCGATCATCGACTGCATGAAGATGGGGGCGACCCACCAGTAGTTATCACCGGCCGAGCCGGCGATGGCCTGCTCCAGAATCCAGGCGAGGCATCCGACCGTTTTGCCGGCTTTGGTGCTGGCTTCGATCAGACCGTAGCGGGCCTTGCGGCCTTTGACATCGGGGCAGTCGAAGATCGCGCGCTGCTGCTTCGGGTAGAGCGGCGGTCGCTCGTAGACGAAGCGCTGCGCGTGCTCGCGCGCTTCACTCGCCTGCGTCGCCATCTTCGTGCGCGACGCCGTCGATGGTTTCGTCGCTGCCGTTGATCAGGCGATTGCCGATCTTGAGCGTGAAGACGACCGGCGGGGGCTCGACGCCCTTGATGCGCTTGCGACCGGAGAAGTCGAACTCGTACTCGGTCGTGTTCTGCTGCCAGCCGAGATGCGAGCGGAGCCAGAAGATGGCGGCGACGACCGAACTCTTATTGATCGGGCTGGCGGCGATTGAGGCGAGGTTGTTGGCGATGCGGAGATGGAGGCGCCGGCCGTTGTCGTCGAGTTCGGGTTGGAAGTATTTGTAGAGGGTGTCGACCGAGATGCCGCCCTTCTCATAGTCCACTTGGCGGGCGGTTTCCTCGATGGTGGCGCCGAAGACGCGGCACATCGAGACCACGTCGCGCATCTGAGCGGTGGGGACGAATGGCGGCTTGCCCCCTGGCTTGATGGGGCGGCGCTTTGGTCCCTTCTTCGTCGGGCGGGGCCGCGCTTTCGGTCCCTTCGGCATCGGCCTATTCACTTTTGGTCTTGCGTTAGGGGCGCCATGCCCCTAGTGTGCGGGTTGCGCCAACAGGAGGGCGCCAGACCCATGATGACGGAACTCTACAACGACCGGAGCAATTGCGCGAGGAGCGCGAAGCTAAAGCTGCGTAAGGCGGGCGTCGAGGCGCCGAAGCCGGGCGTGCACTTCAAGGTCGAGAAGGCGTCCGAGGGCGGATGGACGTGGATCGATCTGCGGGCCGAGCCGAAGGCCGTCGAGCCGGAGGCGAAGGCGGTGGATCGCAGCGAGCCGGTGGCGAGCGTTGGCGACCGGGTGGGGATCAAGGGCCGGAAGGGTTCCGGCGTGGTCGTGAACATGAAGCTCGACAGTAAGTCGGGCGAGTGGATGGCGGTCGTCCACATCGGCGGCAAGGACGTGGCGGTGCTGCGGAGCCGGTGCGCGGTCATCGAAACGGTGGATGACTTGGCGGTCAAGGGTGTGGCGGCGGCGGCGGCCGGGCTGGCGATCACGGAGGAGGCGCTCAAGGCGGCCTCGAAGCCCACGGCGGCCGATCTGAAGGCGCTGCGGAAGGCGGCTGCGGCGGCTGCGGCGGCCGAGCCCGTAGGAGAGGCGCCCAGCGCGTCTGAGGCCGGGCCGGTGTCCGGAGCCGCAGCGGCGGCCAAGGACGCTGCTGAGCCGCCGGGCGAGCCGGACGGGGCCGGCGCCGAGGAGGGGCCGGTGTGGGCCGACAGCGTGGGCGGCAAGTTCCGGTGGTGGGCGAACACCGCAGTCGGGACGGTCGGGCCATTCGCGACGGAGGCCGAGGCGTTGGCGGCGGTCGGCGAGGAGGAGGAAGGCCCGAACTTCCCGCCCCCGTCGTCCTACGGCCTGACGCCGGCTGTGGCGGCCAAGCTGGCGGCGCACGGGACGGCGCGCGGTCTGGCGAAGACGGCGGCTAAGCCGGTGCGCGAGACGAAGCTCAGCGAGACGATCAAGGCGGTCAAGGCGGGTGTGCTGCCGCCGAAGCTGGAGATCACGTCGCCGCAAAATCAGCGGTGGGTGAAGCACTGCGATGCGCTCTACGCGCTGATGGTGGCGCTCGACCGCGACGGGCTGGTTGCCTACGCGATCAACGGGGCGAACACCTACGCGAAGCGGGTGCGGGCGTGGCGCGACGCGGCGGTGGCCGCGCTCGACAAGCGCGCGCTGCACGCGGTCTGACAGAAACGGGGGCGGGAAGTCCCGGCAAGGATTCCCGCCCCTCTAAACCCTCTCTCTCACGAAAGGCCCCGCTCGCGCGGGGATGTGAACCATACCATGACTCGCCTGATCTTCATCGTCCTGGCGCTCGCGACTCTCGCGGGCTGCGCGGACGGCTATTACCCGAGCCACCATCACCATCATCACAGCTACAGCCGTGGGAGGCGCTGACCATGATCACCGTCGAGCAGCAGCGCACGGTCCTGGTCGCAGTCCTCGAAGCCGAGATCGGTCTGTGCAAGAACATGATCGCGGAGTACGACACCATCATCAATCTCGAACTGCTCAAGATCCTGCAACAGTCGCTCGCCGAGGTTCGGTCGGCAACCGACCTGGAGTCGGTGCGGGACGGCTACAAGCGGCATCGCCTGAAGATGCTGCTACTCATGGAGACCGAGGAGCGACGCGCATGAGCCACGAACACATCGAAGACTACCTGCGCATCCTCGACACGCTGCACAAGCAGCGGCTCGCAGCGCTGGGCAAGAAGGCGCGCGTCCAGAGTTCGCCGGCCGGCTTCGTGCTGGAGCACGGCCGACCGATGACGCTCAAGAAGGACTCGAAGCACAAGCGCGGGCAGATGGGCAAGTGCTTCAAGAACGCGGTCGAGTTCGCGACGAGCGGCCGGATGGTGCGCTACTGCGAGGGCTTCGCGATGGGCGTCATCCCGACGCTGCATGCGTGGTGCATCGACCGGGAGGGGCGCGTGCTCGACCCGACATGGCCCTATCCGGACGCGAGCTACTGGGGCGTGCCGTTCAAGATCGAGTACGTGCTGCGGCGCGTGGTCGAGAGCGAGAGCTACGTGTCGATGCTCGATGACTGGATGGGCGACTGGCCGCTGCTGACCGGCAAGCACGCGCTGGCCGATGCGGTGGCGTCATGAGCTACGCCCTGCGCGTGGTTTCGGTCGCCGGCATCCCGGAGATCGATCAGTTCAACGGCAAGTACATCGCGAGCTATGCGGACACGTCGAACGGTCGCGGTGCGATAACGTGGTCGAACACCTTCGCGAGTGCGCTACGCTTCGCGACGCCGCGCGAGGCGCTGATCTACTGGCAGCAGATCAGCCGCACGGTGCCGATCCGTCCGGACGGAAGACCGAACCGGCCGCTGACGGCGTTCACCGTCGAGCTTGTCGGCGAGGAGGATCACGATGCCTAGCATCTGGTATCAGTGCCGCTGCGCGCCGCACGAGCCGCTGCGCATGCGGCGCGGCCTCTCGCTGGAGACGGCGCTCGATCTGCTGCCGGAGGCGGTGGCGTCGTGGGTCAAGGACGAGACCGGGCGTTCGGCTCGACCGCTCAAGGGCTCGCTCTTCGAGTACGCGCTCTTCCAGGGCGGTCGCTTCCACGGCTCCGCGTGGATCGAGACATGCTCGCCGCCGTCTGGCGCTGAGCAGTGGGATCGTCGGCGGGTGAAGGCGCGCAAGCCGTAGCGCGGTCGAGGTTGTCTCCCCAGGAGATCGCGGGCGCGCGATACGCTGGCATCTCCTGGGGACGGGCTGGAAAGGCCCGGAAGGTGCAACATCGCCAACAGGTTAAACGCGACGGGCACCTTTGCCAGCCTGCCTGAGAGCATACAAGCGATTCGCAGCGTGGCGCAAGCCGCATCGCAGCAGACACCAACATAGGCGTTTGATTTCAGCGTGTTGACCGCCGGTCACGCGCTTGTTGCCGTATCCACTTGCGGACACGCTGATTTTTTTAGGGGCGTGGCGCACCTTTCGCTTGCAACCATGGTCCAAAGTGAATAGGCTGCTTTCCGTTCCGGCCCCGCTGTGGGCGGAAAAACAAGGAGTTAGAGAACTATGCACAAGATCGATGCTTCAAGAGGCTCTTCGAGCGGAGTGGTTTCGGCGCAGTGGGCGAGTCGGCCCGACGACCAGCGTTTCTTGAACCTGGGCGATCTGCACGCGCAGGTCTCGCAGTGGGCGGCCGAGAGCACGACGCGCGAGGTGATGCCGGCCAAGATCGTGGCGAATGGCAGCGAGGAAGGCGATCAGACCGCGCTCACCATCGACTGCGACGGCGTGGTCCTCGATCCGACGCACTTCGCGTTCGGGCAACTCTGCGGCCTGATCGGGGCGCCGGCCGAGTACCTGCGCCGGCTGTCGGCGCCGATGGCGGCGATGAACATCAACTACGGCCTCCAGGCGGCGAAGCAGACGCCGAAGTCGGCCTACCAGTGGAAGAACGGGGGGCATCACCTCCGCGCGCTCACCTCGACGCAGTACGGTCGCATCCTCGACCGCTCGGTGGTCGAGGCCGTGCAGCAGATCGCCGGCAACGGCGACGGCAAGGACGGCTTCCGCTGGAAGGTGCCGGGCCTGATCGACTGGGCCACGTCGAGCTACAACCCGAACGTGGACGTGACGAAGGAGACGACCACGCTCTACGCTTCGGACAGGGACGTGTTCATGTTCCTGGTCGATGACCGGCACCCGATCTCCATCGGCAAGCTGCCGAGCGGGGATGACGATCTCGTGTTCCGTGGTTTTTACACCTGGAACTCTGAGGTCGGCAACCGGAAGTTCGGGATCGCCACGTTCTACCTGCGTGGCGTGTGCGCCAACAGGTGCTTGTGGGGCGTCGAGGGCTTCAGCGAGTTGACCTTCGCTCACCGCTCGGGCGCGCCGGAGCGGTTCGCGGAGGAGGTCACTCCGGCGCTGCTGAGCTACGCGGAGATGGACACCGTGAAGCTGCTCACGGGCGTCAAGCAGGCGAAGGCGAAGGTGGTCGCGAAGACCGACGAGGAGCGCGTCGAGTTCCTGGCGCGTCACCAGTTCTCCGAGAATCAGGCGAAGGCGCTGATCATTCTCGGCGAGTTGGAGGAGGGCCATCCGCCCGCGAGCGTGTGGGACTTCGCGCAGTGCATCACGGCGCAGGCGCGGTCGGTCGCCTACCAGGACCGGCGCATCCACCTGGAGAGGGTGGCGGGCAAGCTGCTCGACAAGGTCGCGTGAAGCCACTCGCGCGTTCCCACCCCCCGGTTTCGCGGGGGCGCGCGTAACCTGGGCGGGGCTTCGGCCCCGCCCTTTTCTTTTCGAGGAGCATGCCCGTGAACAGCCCACACTATCCGGTCTTCCGCCACGTCTCGAATGTCGAGTACGAGAGCGAGGAGCAGGTCGATGGCACGCCGGACTATCGCGTCGTGCGCGATCCGCGTACCAAGCTGTGGCACGTCAGCGCGCGCGTGTCGGCGCACTGGGGCGAGCAGACCTACAAGTCGCCGCAGGAGGCGATCAGCGCGATCCGCAAGAGCGTGAACGTCTAGCGCTCGCCGATCTCGCGCAACGCGCGCAGGCCGAGCACCGGCCTGTAGTGGCGGCAGAGATCATCGAGGGCATCACGCAGGACGCCGATGCCCTCGACCGCCGGCTGGCCGTAGCGCCGGGCGGCTTCATTCGCATACCAACCGAACGACACGACCGCGACCAGGACGCCGCGCGCCGGGAAGCGCACGCGGTTGAGCGCGTCGATGTAGGCGAGCATCGCATCCCAGCGGCGCTGCGACGGGTTGAACCCCTTGTGGCTGGCGACGCCGTGCACGCCGTCGTACTGGACCGAAAGAACGCCACTACCGACCGCATCGTAGTACGCGGACTGCATGACGCGGCCGGCGCTGTACTGGTCGTCGCTGATCAGCGAGCGGTGGATGTACCAGTCGAGCGGGTCGGCGGTGATGTTGCGGATGACGGTCGCATAGCCGTCCTTCGGACCCCTGGCGACGACTTTGAAGATCGCGCCATCGGCCACACGGCGGAATTCTGTGCCGCCGTCAGGCGCTTCGGAGGCGCGCAGGGTGGCGGCGCCAAGCTCGCGGGCGGTGCTGTACTGGGCAGCGGCCGGGGTGGGCTGGGCGGCCTGCTGGCGGCGGTGGCGGCTGCGGCGATTGCGGCTCATTGGTCGTCGCCGATGAAGTCGCGGAAGCGCGACGGCATCGCGTCGAGCGCGTCGGCGATGCGCTTCAGGGAGATCGCGATGGACAGCATGGTCGCGTGGTCGGAAACAAGCTGGCCGTGTTCGTCGGAGTTGGCGACGACTCCAGCTTCAAGATACGCGGCGGCGCGCTTGCGGGCAGCGTCGCTGTCTGGTTTGCCGATCATGGTCCCCTCAGAATTGCGACGACGCCGTTGACCATGATGAAGGCCAGCACGAACGCGAGCACGGGATGATCGCCCATCCACTCCAGGAGTTTCATGCGAGAGCGTCCGGATAGCGGGCTGCGATGATGCGCGCGGCTTGGAGGAACAGGCGCACGCTGGTCTCCATCATGACGACGCGACCGTCCGGGAGATCGATGCGTAGCGCCATGGACGGGTTGCCGCTCGTCATGCCATCGGACAGCGTGGCGATCTGGAGCGGCGGCGCGTCGTTCGAGAGGTGGATGACCGAATCAACCTTCTCGGCCAAGTCGGGCCAAGCACCATCGCCTTCGAGTTTGACGTGGATGGTGATCATGTCGAGCGGTACACGTCGGTCATCACCATTTCCTCGTCTGAATCACATGCAACCAATCGAGCATCCTGCGCGCCCAAAGACCGATGAGCAGACCGAAGGCGTAACCGACGCCTCCGGCCATGACGCCGATGTCGAGCTTGGTCATGTCTTCGTCCGGTACACGTCGGTCATGCGGGAGTGGCTCTCGTGCACGCGCATCTTGCGGCGCTCGCCCGTGGCGACCAGCCAGCCTTGCTTTTTGGCGCGGGCGGTGAGGGCGCCCCAGGCGTGCTGCGAGTGCGGGTCGCCGATCAAGCGGCGCAGGTACAGGCGCATGTCCTCGCCGGTTCCGGTCCAGTCGCGCAGCGCCTTGACCATGTCGCAGGCTTCGTCCCACCAGCCATCATCGTTAGCGTTCTTGGAGACGCGGTCGAGCCCTTCGTCGCGTGCCGCGTCGCCGCCGCTCGTGACCAGCGGCTTCAACTTCGGCTTCGGTCTTGGCCTGGGCTCCGGCTCCGGCGTGCCGAACATGTCGAGTTGTTTGGTCACTGGCTCACCCCCATGGCGATCTCGGACTCGCGCTGCGCGTCCTCGTCGCTCTGGCCTTCGCGCGGGCCGACCATCCACGACGGCGGCACCGGCAGCACGGCGTTGATCGGTCGCCACATGTGCAAGCAGTGCGGATGGTGGTTGACGTAGTCCTTGCGCGCCGGATGGTACTGCACGACCACTTCGTCGCCGTCCCAGAACAGCGCCTTGATCGCCGCCATCTCGTGCCAGTTCGGGCAGCGGTTGGCGAGGCTGACCGAGACGTGCTCCCAGTGCACGTTGCTGAACGGCTGCGCGTTCGACGCCATGATGCGCAACATCTGGCCGGCACGGTTGGGTATCTCGAACACGCCATAGTCGGCGCCGCGTGGGCTCTTGTACTTTCCGACCATGAGGCGGAAGGCGTCGAGATGCGTCCACGGCGCGAGCTTCATGGCACGTCCTCGCCCGGTGCTTTGCCGGGCCACGTCTCGGGCTCGTCGAAGACGCTGCGCGTCGTCGCGTCGATCAGGGCCATGTTCATCGCCTTGAGCACGATCTCCGGTCCTTCCTCGGCGTCGGCGACGAAGCCGGCCGGATCGGTCGTCATGCTCCAGGCTTTGCCGTCCTTGTCGTAGTGCACCTCGTGCAGACCGAAGCCCTGGCCGTCGCGATACTTCACGATGCGATAGTTCCAGGTCATGCGTGGCCTGCCGTGGGCTTGGCCTGCCCCTCGAAGCGGGCGATCATCTCGCGGAACAGGATCACGATGTCCTTGCGGTCGGCGCCGTTCGAGATGAAGTTGCACCCGCCATCGGCGCTGCCGAACGGGAAGACGAGCAGCACGAAGCCGGCCGTCCGGTCATCGCCCACAGCGTCGCCGTTGAAGAACTGGTCGATGGCGGCGGCGAGATGGTTCATCTTCTCGCGATACTTCTCGTCGATGGGCGCGTCGCCAAGCCGGTGTTCGGTCATCACAGCCATCCTAGTGTCGGTGGGCCTTCGGCCTTGTGCTTATCCCACACGAACCACGCCATCGCAAAGATTCCGCTCGCGTCGTCTTCGGTCGCCTGCCGGCCGCGCTGAATTTGCAGGCGGCGCGCGAACACGAGCACGCGCGCGAGCGGCGTCCAGGCGTAGATGCGCTTGCGCTCCGCGCCTTCGAGGCACGCGAGGCGCAGCAGCAGCGCCACCTTGCCGGTCGCGAGATGGCAGGCGTGCTTCATGAAGAGTTCGGTGTTCTTGTAGGGCGGGTTGGTGATGATGTTCGGCGCGAGGGTTTTCTGTTCGAGCAGGAAATCGACGCGCGCCGTGCCGAAGCCCCGGTCGACCAGATCGCTGCTGACGACCGTGTGGCCGGATGCTTCGAGCACGCGGCTGATCGCCCCGTCGCCACAAGCTGGTTCCCAGATCGGTCCCTCGAAGCGCTCGACCTTGAGGAGCGCATGCACGGCGTTCGGCGGCGTCGGGTAGAAATCATCGGCCTCGCGGTTGGCGGCGTCGGTCACGACCCCGGCGCGGCGGTGATCGTGCTTGATGCCCTTCGCCTCCGGCAGTGCCGGCGCCGTCTCCCAGAAATCGCCGTTGTGCATCGGGCTCACGGCTTGGCCTGCGTCGCGGCTTCGATGGCCGCGAGTGCAACCTCAAGGTCGTGCTTCGTCTGCGTCGCGGCTTCGATGGCCGCGATCATGGCCTCGACCAGATCGCCGCGCGTGGTCAGCGGGTGATGTTTGGCGATGTCGCGCACCTGGACGATGGCGGCGCGACCGCCGTTTTGGAAGCCCTCGCAATAGCAGCGATACTCCTCGCTGCTCATGGGCTTGTAGCGCTGCGGCGGGCTCACTGGCGCGCCCCAGGCCGACTTGAGCCATCCACCCCCCAGCGCACCGCTAGCCCCCCGTCCTGGGGCGCCCTGCGGGCTTCTCGCGGGCGAAGGTGAACGTGATCGCATCGTCGCGCACCCACCTGTGATCGCCCTTGTGCTCGAACTGGCGCATGCACGTCGTCGGGCAGCCGTCCGGTTCGAGCGGGCCGTTCTCCCAGCAGTGCGATTCGTGCTTCAGGTGGACGGTCGGTTCGGTCATGGCGTCGGCTCCTGTGCGGCGCGGTCACGGGCGATATCGGCCATGCGCTGCCAGTGCGGGTCGCGGAACGCGCGCCACGCTTCGAGCAGTTCGCTGTCGTCGCGGCAGGCCAGCAGGATGTCGGCCGCACGCTGCTCGCCGATGATCGGCGCCATCAATTTGAAGTAGGACAGACGTTCGAGGAACATGATCCCGTTCTCGTACTTCCACGCCGAGAACTCGGTCGCGTTCATTTCATGGAACGGCTTGGTCGGCGCGACGCGGAGCGGGCATGAATCGGTCCTGAAATCGGTCGCGTTGTCGGTGTGCTTCTTCGCCATGGGCTACACCCTGCCGCGCTTGGAACGCGAACGCCAGTATTTTTCGAGCGTGGCCTTCGCATCGGCCCGTCCCTTCAACGCGGCGGCGATGATCGGTTCCGCGATGTCGGCCGGCAGGCGCCGACGCAACTCGGCGCCGGCAGCGTTGAACCATGCCCCCTGGTGTTCGATGACTTCAGCCGTGGGCCGCGTCAACCGGGTCGCGTGAATCGGATTTTGAATCTTCATGCTTCGGGTCGCGCGCGCGGCGTCCAGTAGAGAGTTTCCGATTCTGATTCTTGATTCGCGACCCGTGACGCGACCCGGTGTCTTTCTCCCTGTCTCTATCTCTCTCCCTATCCCTGTCCCTGTCCCTTGCTATTGTCACCCTATTAGGGTGGCTATTAGGGTGGCTATTGGAGGCGCCATTTGCTTGGCTTTTCCGACCCCAGCGCTTCGCGGCGCCACGCCGGCCGGATTCGCGAAAGTTGACCCTTGAGTTCCAGGCTTCCTGTGCCTTCTCGGCGACGACCGGATGATACAAGCGACCGTCGCTGCATTCGTACCATCCACGCATCGCGTGCTCGCGGACCTGATCCCATGCCGGCACCGGGTAGCCCGAGAGCAGCCCAAGGATGAGTTCGTTTTTCGGCAGGCTGCCCGCCGGGACGTGGTGCCAGCTTTTGCCCCACAGCGTCAGCGCGGCCTTGCACTGGTCTCCAGTGCCAAGCAG